CTATGAAATATGCGGCTGTATTACCTTGAACTAGAGTAATATCGTCATATTGATTATATACAGTGGTATAAGTATTTGCTCTGGATTCCTGTACAGAAACCATCAAAGTAGATGTATCTACATTGGAAGACGCAATCTTGAAACGGCGTCGAGTATTTTGAGCATCCATTTCAAACTGACGAGTAATTACTTCACCCTGTCTGATAACAACATTAGCAAAATTAAAAGCACCAGCTGTTTTAGAAACCGTGTTTGAATAAAGAGTAACAAATGGATAGTTAATACCGCTAATGTCAGCGCCTAGAAGTCTTGTATATTTGTCTAGAGTAAGAGTTTGTGCTGTAGTGTCCTCTGAACCAATAGTAGGAGTAACTGTAATGTTAATCTTTGTTTCCGCACCTTGACTGCTTCTTGGTGTATAATTCATCAACTTAGCAATTGATACCATGGATTCACGCAACTGGGCTGTGTCCATGAACGATTCGTTACCAACCATATTGAGATAGTAGCCCATATAGTGTGTATTATAGGCCAGCAAGTCAATGAGAACTGACATACCAGAACCTTCAAAGTCAAAGTCTTGAAATTCAGACTGACTGCGAAGATAGTTTTTCAGATTAGTTTTGATTGAGTCAAAATCAAGTTCTGATATTCTTAGTGAAGTGTTTGATGTACTCATCTAATGCGCTCTAGGAATAAGTTGATAGTCGCGGGTTCGTTTCTGTTTAGTATCGTTATAAAGAGTTTTACATTATAACCATTATTGTCATAATCAAAACTAACTCTCAAATCTTCAATCTTGACTCTAGGTTCAAAATTGGTAATAACCTCGCGAATAGCATTGTTTAGAAAATTGGCTGTAATTGGTGTTGCATTATCAAACAGTAGTTTTAATGCGTTTGAGCCGATATATGGCTGAAACGGCTTGTCGTAAAAATTAGTCAAAACTAGATTACGAACAGACCTCTTGATAGCCTCAATGCCTGTTTTTTTCATGACATCCTTTGTTGTCGGATGTGGCATGAAATCGAGGTCTAAATCTGCATAATCTTTTTTACGTGCGACTGTATTTACCATGTGATTATTTATGCTACCTTATCTTGGGCCGCCAGCGTTAGGATTCTTTGGCGGTGGAATTGAAATTTCCATATCTTCTGCTCCGTCTGCTGACTCCGAAGATCCGGAATTAAGATATATATTGCTTCCGTCCATTCCAATAATACCACCAGCTTTCATAGACATCTTGCCGCCAGATTCCTGACGCATTACACCAGAAGCCTTGATATCTACGCTGCCGCCAGTGGACTCAGCTTTCATTGCGCCTTCAGACTTAACGTCAATAGTGCTACCAGCATCTATCATGATCTTACCTGATGCACCAATACCAACGTCTACTTGACCAAGAATAGATACGGATTCTGTAGTCGATGAAAGAGATAGACCACCGTCAGAGATAATATTTGTTACACCCTCGGTTGTAATCTCTGTAGAACCTTCAATTTTGGTTGTCATGTTCTTTGCAGATGTGTCCATGTTACCACGAACAACCGTATTCATATTCTTGGCTGTAATATTCATATCGCCATGAACTACTGTATTATGATTACCATGAACAGTTGCATTATAATCGCCCTCAACCATCAGTGAACAATCGCCCTTTACAGTTACATCATGAACACCTGTTATGAGCATTTTGTTTTCACCAAATACCACTGTATATTGACCATTATGTGATACAAATTGCATAGAACCGTCTGGCAAACACTGAAACATAGAACCGGAACGGTGTTGTACTGTTATGCTTTCAGCGCCCTTACTATCATCAAGTGTAAGAGTATGTCCGGATCTTGTTCTGGTAGAAGTATAATTATTATAAGTTAATGCGCCAGATAATGATCTAGCGTCTTTTTTACCATCCCACTTTGGTTCAGTTTTAGTCTTAGAACTTGCGCTATCGTCTGCCATAATTTATCCTTTTACTTCAACGCTTGTAGTGCTGTTTTTCTACCCAACTTTACAACACCTGTTACTCCCATTGCAAAACCTGCCATTTTATTTACTTTATCTCTCGAAGGTAATCCAGGAGCAACGTTCTTTTGCATTTGAGTCACAGCCTTAGTTAATTCTTCTGTTGGTAATCTATTAAACATTTCATTTAATACTCCAGAAGATCCGCCAAACATATTAGCGCCAGGAAATACTCCAGGAAACTGTAATCCATTTGACATAAGAGAAGAAAATGCTTCCGCTAGTTTCTGCACTGGTTCAGGTAATAAACTTGTTATGGCGCCAGTCGCATCAATAGACATAGGAATATCACCAAATGGTCCACCAGTCATTGTAAAACTGACGGGCGGTAAACTATCTAATCCAGCTAAAGAAGGATTAGACTGCAATTGCTGAAACGCTCCAACTAGACCTGCTATATCTCGCGCGCCCGAGAGAAGATTGGCCGCAGTATCAAAAAATGTTGCTGGATTTACTTTGGTTGCGGTATTAAATGTTCCTGACTCTGCTATCTCTATTGTCTGCATTAGACCAGAAATAGCAGTTAATGCATTACCAATTTCTGGAGGAATATTCTTATATAATTCGCTTACTAATGCTTGAGGCATATTTGACATTAAAGAACCAATGCTCATGCTCATTCCAGGTAATTGACCTAATAAATCGCTTGTCAATATTTGAGAAAATGCTTGAGTGGCTGTCGATACGTTTGTAACCTGAGGTATTACCATTCCAACCAAGGGAGCAAGAGATGCTGTTGAAATAATACCTTTTGTCATATTGGTATTATAAGCACCTTTTTCTTTTGGTGGTCTAGTATCGGCTTCACCCTTACCTGCATCCGGCGGTTTATTAACATTAGGCATTTCATAGTTTCTGGCCAGTTTCAATGCTGGATTTTCCCAACCGCCCATTGTATTGCCAGGAATACCATTTTCTTCTGCAATATCAGGTAATGCACTCATAATTTGGAGATGATTTGTGCCACCCTGACCTTCGAACTTATAGCAAAGAACCGCTGTACCATTTTCTGGCGGTGGATTATTATTAATTGCGCCATGCTGAGTTCCCTGAGAAGCATTTCTGCTCCAAGCCTTGTGTCTTACATCGACGCCCGTTCCCTCAATTTCAGGAAAGATAACTTTTACACCACCAGACAACTCTGGGTCAAAGTTCTCAGTGTCGCCGTATCCTCCCTGACACACGATTCCGTATATCAATTTACCTTGATTAGGATAAGCCATTAAACAATACCTCCACCAACTGTATCAGCTACGCAATCCATTGTAGTTGTGCCGTAGCCACCTGCTTTTAATGTATGTGTTAAACTATGTATTAGATATAGACCAGAACCATAATTTTCGTACTTTTCTGTTTCTTTATTGATAAAATAAACTTCAATCATTCGACCTGCATGTAGAACTGGATTCCATGGTACTGTCAATCTCAAAGCAATCTTGTCTTGCTCAAGTAAATTCATTCTGGCCTGACGAAGCAGCAAGTGCTTTTCTACATCTGTATTACACGAATCCTGTCTCTTGGCTGAATTGAAATTGGTAAACGATGTCATATATTCACCACGACCAATACCGCAACCTCTCGCTTTATTTCCAAGCAAGTGATATGATTTCAGCATGGGATTTACAACGACCAAAGATGCCATCTGAGAACCATCTAAATCAACGCCGTTTAATATGTCAGATAGATAATCAAAATCGCAAGGAAAAGAATGTGTGAGAATAGATTCTGGATGACCATAACCAGCATGTACGCCAGTCTCTTGAAAGAAGAACCGAGCAACACCATTATTTGGCGCTGTCAAACTACGCAAAGACCTAAAGTGATGCAATCCTCTTGGATCACCAGACTTAAAGTTCTCATAAGTCATGTAGTGTATAAAAGACGGATCATCACCAGCTAGAGCAACGTCAGCCTGTTGATTAATTACCTGAAATGGGTGTATATTTTCAGCAATGTAATCTCTTGCTGGACCAGAAGTTTCAACATCCGTATTGATTGCATTAACACAAGTGCCTAAAATTTCGCTGACTATTGCTGACGGAGATACACACTTCCAAGATTTAGAAACAAGATTTCTAGCATCATTTAATAGAGTATCATCACAACCTTGCAGTGTAAATTCTTCTGTATTATTGTTGATAAGTTTTCTATTTTCTAATCTGTATATTCTGGTAGATGCTTCCATTCTGTCTAGCATATTAAAGCCATTAAGAATGGGTCTTATAACTTTTATATTGGCCACAGCAGACTTAAAATTATCAAAAATCTTTATGATTGGAGTCTGCATAAAACTGTGAAATTTCATTGACGTTTGCAGACCTGGAGTCAATAAACTTTCTGTCATTGTTATTTCTTTGGCACTTAGATCACGAAATAGATAATCATTGGTTCCATCAAAAGAAACCTCAAATGATGTGGTCGTAAGACCGTGAAGTTCTGGACTATCAACTTGTTTAGGTGTTTCCATAATTAAGGTCTTCTAAGAAATACTTTTTGATTTGTAAGATTTTCTAGTTCTGATACCAACTGATTGTAATATCTTGGTCTGATTATTTTAATAAGTCTCTTGTCATCATTTAATTTTTCCTCATAGTCGTAATACGTTACTCTATCTCTGGAAATCGTTTCGAATACGGTTCTACCTGCTACAGTGTATGTAGAAAAGTCTGTCGTGTCTGTTAGAGTATTGTACGCATCCATTGGTTCAGTAGGTAAATCAATAGAGAGAATTGAACCATTTGCCGAAGAAGAATTGCCTATCAAATATTGATAAAGACTGGCCTGTCCAGATGTGTTGGCTAAAACGATTTGACCGTTAGAACTATTCCAGGCAATTACTTCTCCAGAAAATGTATTTGTAGCATTTGATGGACCAACAAACGCAATTTCGCCTGGAGAAAAGTTAGTGGCACCAGCATCAAGTGTGAGTATTCCATCTGTAAGTTTTTTGTCGTTTATTACAAATCTGGTCGTATTAACAACTTGGGCCAATGGATTTTCTCTAGTGATGACTTTCTCATAGTGATGATAATTTGTTTTTGCCCACTCTATAGAACCATATTTTTTGATTATATATTTTTGAAATGTTCTGTCATCCATTGGCCAGTCATAATAAGGGTCATAAATGTTATTAGCATACAATATAACCCAGTGTGCTTCTGGTGTTCCATATATTCTGTCGGCTAAAGTTTCTGGTCTATCGCCATCACGGACGGAATAAAATTGATATGAATCGACGTTTGTTTCCATTACTTCTTTGATAATGCCGACACGAAACAATATGTTTGTGACCGTATCGCGCTCAGACAGTAGAGACTTGTCTACTGTATATCTTACTAGCGGAAACTTATCAAGAAAATTTGACATTAGAATCCTTCCAGAACTCTTCTCTTGTGAACAATTTCAATTTCTCTGAATCCAAGACTCAATCTTACAGCCACTGGACTACCATCTCTAAATGTAGAATACGCGCCGCTCTGAGGTGCATAGTCAATATCAATTCTCTCTAGAACGCAAGTATTGATGCGCGGCAAATTCAGATTTTCTATACCCTGTCTAAAGAATGTAATATCAAATTCAGCAGGTGGAACAAAAGCAAATCCTGCCAAGTCTAATTCTGGAGCAGCATGATATCTAAGTGTTCTGATAATTTCTCTTACTGTCTGTGCTTCCGATGCTGATCTCGGTGCTAAGAATAATTCAAACATCCACTGTCTCTGAGGACGAGTGGCAAATAGAACTTCAACACGAGGATTGATAGGATAGCCGGCAATCTTAGAACCGTTTTTCAATACTTGACCTGCCACATTGGTACCGACATCAAAAATTGTAGCAACTTTACCAGACAAGGAATCTGAAATACCTTTTGCTAGAGAAGACACAAGACTACCGCCCATTGCGGTAAGAGATGCTTCCTCGTATTTGTTATCTTCGGTATATACTAGACCGCCGTTAGGCATGTGCAAGGCTATTGATTCTTTAATTCTTCTTGTAAATCTCGGAATAGAAAACGCTTCTCTTTGACCTCTATCACCAGCTCCAAATCCATCGGAAGCATCTGACAAAATATTACCAAATCTTAGATTGTCGACCTTTGAATATTCATTGCTAAGTATGTTGGTTCTATAAGAATATGCAGACCTACTACCACCACCAAAATTTTCTGAGTATACTGGGACGTTGATGTTTATTACCATATAATGAGAGTTATCCTGCATAGTCAAATCTTCAGGAAAAATTCTGCTAGTAAAATCGTAAATGCTCTGTTCTAGACCTGTTGGGTCTTCTACTTTCAGATTTAGTAATTCATCCCAACTCGGCAACTCTCTTGGTGCTTGTTCTGGAAAATTTCCTGTTTCGCTGTCTGGTCGTATTGGTCGTCTGTCGCTCGGCGCCATTTTCTTTCCTTACGGTTGTTCTATATATTTATATGGCATATAAAGGTAAATTTTCACCAAAAAATCCCAAGAAATACAAAGGCAACCCAACGAACATCGTTTATCGTTCGTTATGGGAACTCAGGGTTATGAAGTATTTAGATGATAATCCCGCAATATTAGAGTGGGGATCAGAGGAATTGGCTATACCCTATGTGTGTCCAACAGACAATCGTATGCACAGATATTTTCCTGATTTCGTAGTAAAAGTAGCAACAAAAGATGGTGTTGTCCAGACCATGATTTTAGAGGTCAAGCCCAAAAAAGAAACAAGAGAGCCAGTCAAGAAGAAGAAAGTTACCAAGCAATATATCACTGAGGTCATGACATGGGGCAAAAATCAGGCCAAATGGAAAGCGGCTCAAGAATATTGTCTGGATCGTGGTTGGACATTCAAACTCTTAACGGAAGATCATCTGGGGATTAAATAAATATCTCTATGGCTACAAAATACACATCAAAAGAACTATTCGACTGGATGACAGAAAAAGCAAGAAGTGCTTCTTCTATGCGTAATAGACTTATGCAATTAGAGGGTCAGAAAAGAGGCACACCTGTTACGGGCAAAATGTTCTTTTTAAAGTATGATCCTAAGACCAAAGATAAGCTACCGATATACGACATTTATCCTCTGGTATTTCCGCTAGAACAATACAACGATGGATTCTTAGGATTAAACATTCATTATTTGGATGTAAATGCGCGTATCGGTCTATTAGGTCGTCTCCAAGAATATGCAACATCTAAAAAATATACACCAAAAACTAGGTTGCAAATATCATACGATCTTCTTAGTTCGTCAAAAAGTGTGAGTTCTATTATGGCACCAGCCGTAAAAAGATATCTGTTTGGTCATGTTCGCTCAAGATTTATAGAAATACCAGCAACAGAATGGGATAAAGCAGCACAACTATCCCTAGAACTATTCATAAGAAAAGGCTAAAATGTCCAATTTACCAGTAACAAACCCGCTATCAAATCTTACTATGAATGATATGAAGGCAGTCAGTTCGATGTATGGCGGTCTAGCCAAATCTGCTAGATTTGCTGTAAGAATTGCACCAGCTAAATTACATCTAGAAGCTAATTACGGACCTTTTCTTAGAGACTTCACTTATCTCTGTGAGGCCGCTGAGATGCCCGGTCGTGGATTCTTGAGTCTTGATGTTCGCTACTATGGACCAAATCAAAAATTGCCATATCAGACTCAATATGAAGACACAACAATGACTTTTCTATGTCGCTCGGAATCATTTGAAAGACAGTTCTTCGATGACTGGATGGAAATGATTAATCCAACAAACAGTTTTGATTTTAGCTATAGATCGGACTACGAAACAACGATAGAGATAATGCAATTGGCTGAATATTCAGCCGAAGCAGTTGTAGGACCAAATCAACCTGGCGCTAATAGAAAACCAAAAGAAACATACAGGATTACGCTATACAACGCTTATCCTACATTAATAAATCCGCAGCCAGTTACATGGGCTGACGATCAATTTCAAAGACTGGCTGTGACATTTACTTACCATAAGTGGCGCCGTGCTGGATATGATCCTGCTGTTACAAGTAATCCAGACCTTGTAAAAGGAAGAACTAACATAATGCGAGGAACAACTCCAAATAGAGAGTGAGGAATATAATATGCTGCCTAAGATTGATACGCCGATATATGATGTGAAAATACCGTCAACGGGACAAGAGATAAAGATCCGCCCGTTTCTGGTAAAAGAAGAAAAATTGCTGCTCATGGCCGTAAAAAGCAATGATCCGCAAGAAATTATTAACACAACAAAGCAGGTCATAAACAACTGCCTGATTGACTCTGACATAAACGTTGATGCTTTGCCGTTTTTTGATATAGACTATTTGTTTATAGCCCTGAGGGCTAAGTCTATAGGAGAAAAGATAGAGGTAAATTTCATTTGTCAGAACATGGTTGATAATAGTAAATGTGGAGGAAAATTTAAAGCTGAAATTGACATATCAAATGTTGAGGTTGTAAATAACGACAAATCTAGATTAGATATCAAGTTCAACGATAATCTGATTTTCAAGATGAAGTATCCAACTTATTCTATAATGAAACTAATAGACGGCAAAGAAGATGTAATTGAAAATAAGATTAAGATTATCTCAGCCTCTATAGATAGAATATTCAGTAAGGGACAATACTACAGCAGTAAAGACTTTACACCGGAAGAACTGAGAGATTTTCTAGAGAATTTGACTCAGCAGCAATTTGAAAAACTTGATGAGTTCATTACTGACTTTCCAACATTCTATGCTACAGGCAACGGCAAGTGCCCGAAGTGTGGAAAAGAGCATTCAGTGAGGTACAAAGACTTTGTAAATTTTTTTCGATAATGTTCGGGCATGATACTATAGTGAACCATTATAAGGTAAACTTTGCCCTAATGCAGCATCACAAGTATTCGCTGACCGAACTTGAAAATATGATACCATGGGAAAAGTATGTGTATATTGACTTGCTAACGGAACATTTAAGAAAACAAGAGCAAGACAGGCGCGACCTTGAAGCGGCGGCCAAATATAAGAAAAGACGATAATGGCAACAAATCCTATTAGCAGCGAAAGTCTGACAGTAAACTATCAAAGTCTAATGAAGATACCTGTTGGCGACCGTGTAAAAGCGGCACGAATGAGTTCTTTTGCAGAAGAATTGATGGCAGCACTTACGCCCTCTCAAATGGCTCTAGCATTTCCAGATTACTATAGAAGACAGTTACCAGACATTTCCAATTTCATTCTTGCAAACCGATATCTTGATTCTGGTGGTAAATTTCATCAGACAGGCGGCGGCCAGCAAGGTGCTGCATATCCATATTATGATGGACCTTCTGGCGTAGATCCAAATGCTAGTCCCGGCCGCAATAAATTGTCTGCGGAAGAAATGAAAGAAAAACTTCTAAAGAAAGGTATTGATGTAGATGGAATCTACAAACAAATTGGCGCAAGTCCAATATTAGAAGGTGATGAAAGAGTAGATTTTCTTAAAGGTGCTACCGATTCAGAATTGGCTAGTATGGGACTTCAAAGAGTTCAAGATGAAAATGGTAAGAGTTTGATTCAAATGTTGCCTGTAGAAGCATACAAGTTGACCGACGAAGAAGTATTAAAAAGAATGGCTGGTAAAGTTGCTCCTGGCACAGGTGAATTAGAAGGCACACAAAAAGTACAAAAGCAGGTATATGATTCCTTTATATCAGCAGGATTTACAGACAGTCAGGCTAAGGCTCTAACTGCTGAGGTAGGTAGAGAAAACGGATTTAAAGAGAATATTATTTTCGGCAGTCACATAGACGCTAACAACGGCAAAGTTAATGTGGGAACATTTAGCTGGCAAGGCGATAGAAGACCTGCTTTATTGAATTACTTGAAGCAACAAGGCGCATTAGACGAATATGGTAACATAATACCAGGTCAAAAAACATTAGATGCTATGGCTCAATTTACTAAATCTGAAATGGAAAATAATCCTGCATATGATAGAACAAAAAAACAGTTTTTGGAAAATCCTAACGTAACTCAAGAACAGGCAGCAGAAGTTCTTGGCAACAATTATATTCGTTGGGATATGACGGGTCAATACGGTCTTCGCAATCCGGCCGAACATGCGAAGAGGAGAGATGATTACTATGCACAAATTGAAGAAATAAATGAGAGTTTTCCAGGACTAATTCTTGAAAATGCTACACCTGATCAGATTGAATCTGCTAGACAGCAGATTATTCAAAACATGGACAAAACTGAATTAGATAACTTTACTAGAAAAATATACGAGCAACCGTCTGTTACTTCATCAGATTATATACCAGATAGAGTGATTGAAGAACAGGCTGGATTTAGAAAGTTGCCAATTAAACCAGAACTCAGAAATGCACTAGAGTATGCTGCCGAACAAAGCGGTCTAAAACTTAAAGTATTTTCTGGAGGACAAGACGAACACATTCATGATGCTATGGAAGCATCTGGTAATCCTTCATCTTGGAGACACAGCGTAGACATTGAAGGTATACCTGGAGCAGCGGATGTATTTTTGCAATATACTGACGAAAGCGGCAAACTAGTAACACTTAGCGCAACTAATCCAGAACATGCCCCAATAATCGCAGAGTTTACCAGAAATTTTTCTAGAGTTACTCCAAGTGCTGGTGTTGGCGCAAATTATATGAAAACTGGTGGTCAAGTTGATCCTACAAAATTTCACTATGGTGGTCCAAATGCTCCTGACGCTCCGGCAGCAACGTGGGGTAATATGCCAGCATATCTACAAGAAGCACATGCGGCAGGTGTCGCGCAGAGAGCATCAGATTTAGAATCTGGCATTGACCCGTTAAAAGAATGGATAGCAAAAAAAGAACAAGAAAAAAAATTAGCAGAAGCACAACAAACAACAGTGCCAGAAACTACTCCGCAAAAAGCACTCGGTGGTAATGTCTATGGCCTGAATGAAGATTTGACTCTGGTTGAAACAAATACTGGTAATCCTGTAGCACAAGTCAATGAGAATGAAAAACTGATAAAGCAGGGGAGCATGATGCAGGTTACTCCTGAGACAAAGATTGTTGCAGAACAACTATCAGACAACACATCCGTCAACACAACAGACGCAGAAGAACCACAAACATCTCCTGAGCCAACAAAACTCAATAAGCAAGTTGAGTTGCCGCCTCAAAGAGAAACTGATAATATGTGGAGAGAATCAATCAATGCTACAGCATATGATCCATCACCATCATATCAAAGAGCGATGAATAAGGCCAAGTATCAAAACACTGAAAGAGAAAGTCGTAGTTGGAGTCGGGCTAAAGTATCATAGAAAAGAGAGGAGCAAGTAAAGGAGAGAAACCTTGCCCCTCTCACGCTGCAAACTACTCGTTAGCCAGAGTCTTGAAGTAGTTCAAGTCCTCGTCTTCTTCGTCCTTCCAAGGTGCAGTATCTTCAACAGACTTGCGCGGCTTGGACGCTTCGAACGATGGCTCAGACTTGGCCGCTGACCTAGTAAGACCAGTCACAGATGCAGACTGAGCCTGCTCAGTAATACCAAGCACCTCGTTCAGCTTCCGCTTCAAGTCATCATAAGACTTGAAGTTCTTGGCATCCAAAAACTCCTTGAGAGAGTATTCAGACTTCCACAGCTTCTCCAACTTAGCATCGTCACCATCAAGAAGCGGTGATGGCGAATCAAAGCCAGAGAGATCGTAGTTGCGATAGCCCTCGACCTGACGGATCTTGATCTTGAAGTTGGCACCGTTCCAGAAATCGAACGGGTTCAGCGGCTTCTCGTCCTCATACTGAGGATTCATAGCAAGAGTGATCTTGTCGAAAATCTTCTTGCCGAACTTGTACAAGAAAACCTTACCCTCATTCTCAGGGTTCTTCGGATCAGTAACCACCATGATGTTAGAGATGTAAGTAAGACGGCGCTTCTGTGCGCGGGCCTGCTTACGCTGCGACGAGTTATCATCGCTGGTAGAGTTCCAGAGTTCGCTGTTATACTCAGACACAGGATCCTTCTGCCCGATAGTCGTGAGCGAGTTTTCGATATACCACTTACCGCCAGGACCCTGGAAACCGTGATTGAAGATGCGTACCCAAGGGAGTGCATCATCACCGTCTACAGCAGATGCAGGAAGGAAGCGAATGACTGCATAGCCATTGCCTGCCTTGTCTACCTCTGGCTGCCAGAAGCGAGTATCTTCCTTGCTGCCACCTTCCGATGGTGCATTGATCTTCTCGATTTCCTTGGTAAGACGGCCGATATCAGCCGAAGACTTCTTGAGGGATGCGAAATTTGACATTGTATGTTCTCCGTATTGCGTTGTATTGCGTTGTATGTTTTGTATAATAACAGGACAATCTCGCCCTGTCAAGCACTATTTAGTTTCTCTTTTAGAATTTGTTTGAACTTTTCTCTGTCCAGGTCTTGAAGCAGAAACGGAGCAAACTTCCGTGCCTTGAAACTAAACTTAGACCAGAGATAATCGTCGCCGAGTTTAGCATCAAACTTTGAAATGAACTGGATAAAAGCATCAAGGATGATTATTGATTCCAGAGATAGAGTGCCGAAGTTGTATTCTACCATGAACTTTGGATAACCAGTGTCGCTCATAGTGAATAGGTCTTTCAAGTCTTCTATCTTTTCCAATTCATTCTTAAAATTGTAGGACATGGACTGGACACTTTTCACATGACGCTTGGTAGCATCAAATGCATCATCATCCAGCATATCTCCAATCCATGCCCTATCTGCGAGGAAGTTGACTATCATGTGCGTCTTTACATCATCACACTTTCTGGCCAACTTCTCAAACTGAAATCTGTCTTTCCGAATCAGAAATGATTCCTTGCTGACATTTTTCGTTTTACCATTATACTTGAAGAAGTCGTATTTGTCAAGAGTAAAGTGATTCTTCAAGGCTAGGTAAAGACAGTAAGTCTCGTACCCTGAGAGTTTCATTTTAGTCTGTATATCTTGTTGGAATATCCGTAAGTTAAATCTGCATAATCATCTGGTAGATACACTTTACTAGGATCAATCACCAATTCAATCTTATCATAATTTACATATCTACGAAGATGTTCAAAGGTATTGGAAGTAAAGAACACTTCTTTTCCATCTAGTCTCTTGTCTAGCATAAATTCCCAATTCTTATATGCCAAATCTTCGTCTTGAAAAACGCACGACATCATTATAACATCTTCTTCATCAAAGTCAAACTTATTAATCGGATATGGAGGACAGTTGTTACCTATACAAGCAAGAACAGTTCCTGCATTGAGATATTCTTTTTGAATAGAACTGACAATATTAAGTCCGCACATTTTCGCTTGAATGTTTAAAATTCCAAAGTCTGCACATACAGTTAGAATCTTTTTACTAAAGAAATGCTGATAGTGATCAGAAATAAACTTGGCCATGTTAAATGAGTGTGTCGAAACAGTATGAGGCGAAATCATAGAAAACAGACCAGTATATGAATCTATTATTGTTCCTTTATATATTAGGAAATCAAATTCCAAGGTATTATTAATCAGAATATCATAATACCCATCTTGTAAATCGGCATCATATTCTTCGTTAGCAAAGAATGATTGGATTCTCTCACGCCAGATTTCAGCGTTAGGTCTTTCTGGTGTTAACAGATTTAAAATTGGACTGAGATTGTATATCATATCAAAATGGTAACTTGGTTGTGTTTGACTTTGGTAAAAAGTTGAGTTCTTCTGCTTCAATCTGAATTTTAGCCTTGAGTGCGGTCGATACTAACTTAGCCGCAGTCTCGACTTCCAATCCAGTATTCTCGCAGTGCATTAATATAGCATCCATATATGGCATCTTCTTTTTCTCCACCAACATCTCAATGCTGATGGAGAAGTTATTCACTTCATCTTTTGTGGGCATATTACTTCTTGCCCATGTCCGGTGTGTATTCCTTGGACAGTTTATAGTTTGTCTTCACATCAATCATCATCTTTTCTCCGTTGCGCTCAATCAATAGTTTAATATCTTCATCGTCGCCTCTCATCACAGCAAACTCAGAAATCAAATCATCAGCATTTGAAATTTCAATTCCGTTAGGATGATTGTTTGGTGTGTAGATTTCCAACAACTTATCACCCTCTTTTAGTCCTGCTTTGTCGGCTGCTCCATTAGGTTCAACAGATGCGAGTATAACAGAAGAGCGGTCGTCTGTCAAGTTTACAGATACATTTATTGCGCGCCATCTTACTTCACCAAACTTGTCCAAATCGTAAAGTACCTTCTTTACAAAATTGGATGGAAGACAGAAGCCGTATGAGCCGCCTTCTTTAGCCAGCATCATATCATTCACACAAACAACTTCCCCTTTGTCGTTGAAAGTTGGACCACCTGAGTTACCTTGATAAATCTTAGCATCAATCTGATCCATGAACTTTGGATTCTGACCCATGCGAATGTTCTTCGCTGACATGATACCTTCGGACACAGTCCATGCTAGACCCCAAGGATGACCGATGACGATTACCTTGTCACCAGGAACTATCTTTTCACTATCACCAAACGATAGAATTTCAGGAGTCTCTGTCTCTTTGAACGTATTCCAGTCTTCTAGAGCAACAATGGCCAAGTCTGCTATTTCATCTGAGTATAGCACCTTAGCATCATACTTTCTTTCGGAATCATCTGCAAAAACTGAAAGCTTTCCGTTGCCTTCGATTACATGATGATTTGTTACAATCATGTTGTCTTGAATCAGAAAGCCTGTGCCGATTCCGCCTTTGTCACCCTCTAGTTCATTTGCGATGAGAACAACACCATCTCTATTCTTATCAACAATCTGAGTGGTTGACATTTGACTACCTGGCAATTTTGGCAGATTGCAACCCGCCAACAACATAGCAAAGACCGCGGTTAATATGTACTTCATTATTCTGATCCTTTCTCAGGAGTTGTAGGACGCATAATCTCCATATCTGGAACTTTTGGCTTATACGTATCTTTCATTGCTGGCAAAATCTTTTCTATGATGTCTCCGATGACCTCAACAATGCTATCGGAACCGTCAGAAGGAATATCACCGCCAGCAGTCTTTGGTGGTATTCTATTGATGCGAACTTCTTTGCCTTCGACTAGTGCTTGTTTTGCCTTCTCAAACTCTGCTGCTCTATCATTTGAGTATTCGACAAAGTATGTTTTTGGTGCGTATCTTGGATATTCATAGTCGTACCAGTGTCCCGATTCGGACTGAAACAGACTGATATAGATTGCACCTTCGCTGTTCTCTGATGGATTGATTATGACAATAGACGCAAGTGTGCCTTTGACTTCTTCTTTTTCTTCTGCTGGCCAACCTTTGACTCCATCGAACGTGAAGTATATCATGTTGGCTAGAGCGACCACAAATAATATAGAAAGAAACTTGAGAGAATTACTTCTGAAATAAAATGCTGCTGCAATCACCAAAGCAATAAACAAAGCAAACAATAATATGATGTATTGTGTCATGGCGATTTATTCTGTCCTGTTCTGATACCAACATAGTCATTCTTGAATCGAATGATGTTCTTTTTGCTATCCATTGTGAAACGAACAACCGTCTTTTCTTGCCAAATACTTTCCATCGTCAACTCAATATGCTTCACAACATAATAAGACGGATTGATTTTGATTATTTCTACAATGATAGGAACGTTAACTGGCGATCCTGGTTGTGCAGCAGAAGTGGCCAGAGTTGACCTTAAACACGAATACACATGAACGTTTAATACGTATTCGCCAGGAAATGTACCGCGAAGAGTGACGAACTCTTTGTTGTCGGGATCAATTATGATTTCTTTTCCGTCTAACTGATAGACGCTTCTACGCTTGCCCATATCATCGCGCTCAAAATACATCAAGCCCGCTTCTGGGAATTTGTATGATACGATGTTGTTCTGCGGATCACGAACCCACATATCAACATCGCAGTCCATATCGTTGGGCCATTCTAGAGATAGAACATAGTCAGCATTCTTCTTGATACCTTCGCTGTTCTTCGTGATTGGTGCGATGAGAAGGGTAGTAAGAATGAATAAAACAACCGTGCCTGTCAGCAGGTTGATAAGCAGGTCGATGTATGCGGTACGGAAATCAAACTTTCTATGGCTCATCATATGTTACCGCATATAGCAAGCCCTTTGTTACAAGACTTGCGAGAATGCCAACCGCATTCGTATATAAAGCGATACCTAGACCAACAGACATGTTTGCGAGAAGAGTTGCTAGACTTGTAGGATCAGTTACAGAAGCGGATGTGATTCCAGATGAAAGCAAATAAATGAAGCCGACAACTGTACCTAACATACCAAGGGCTAACATTTGCTCGGAGAGAAACCAGCAGGCATCTACAATCTTGCTGGCAAAATCTTTAGTGTATGCTACGTAGCCGATTAGAGCAGTTGTTACTACGTAGAGTAGTGAGAGGACCGAAGTGATCATAGTCACATCATCATACCAAATCTTGGCGATAATACCGCTGTGCCATGCCCAGAATACACCAGTTGCCACAGCTAAGTTTGTAATCCACCAGATATAAAAAGGTTTAACTAATCTCATTCGGTCCTCACTTTGTTGCTTTTATTATTTAGTGATTACTCCAACCTGAGAGTAGCAACTCCACCCGCTACATTTAGCCCAGTCTGACCTGAAACAGACACAGGATTTAGTACAATACCTGATTCCAGACCACCGATGAGAGCATTTACGCCAACACCAAAGACTACAGAGGCTTCGGCATTAACACCAGTGTAGACACCCTTGAGTCCGCCGTTTGACCGACCATCGACGCCAAAGACTGCCCAGACAAGAGCCTGATTGCCAGTCACGCCAATATCAACGCCAAGACGCGAGAATGTTGCGCGATAGTGCTTCTTCTTTCCGTTAGTCTGAGTGAATACACATTCACCGTGCTTGACAGACCCGATGATAAGACCTGGTCCGCCATCAAGATGGCATGTGAGAGTGCCTAGATTGACACCATCAGCCTGAGCGGTGCCTGCCATTAGTCCAACGGCCATGAGAGCCGCAGCAATAGTTCTCTTAATCATTATTATTCTCCAGTTTTTGATACAAATTCATTTAGTTTCTTCGCCAGTTCAATGATCTGATTAGGATCAATGGTTGGTACATTTGGGAAAGGAGGCAGTTCAACTTCCTTGTTCTGTGATAGGGCGATAGATGCCCTTTCACGATCAAGATTCCAATCATTCTCTAGACGAATGCGTTCATTCATTAGATTTTCTGTGATGATTGATTGGGCCATTGCCAAAAGATCAAAGCGAATTTCGTAGGGAGTTTTTGACATGTTATATTCCTGTGTTGTGTGTTAAGGTGGGGAGGTTCTGTTTCCACGCCCTCCCCTGGCGCATGTTAGGCTGCTAGAGCCAAACGAGGTGCAAAGTTATCGTTTGCATTTAGAATTTGCGCTGTATACGACAGTCGCCTCTCGGTTATCTCCAATTCACTATTCTACGCTTGTCGAGCCTAATTCGCCCCCATCAAAGACACACGAAGACGATTTGCCGAAGCATTCTTACCCATCTTAAGGAACAGCTCCGTGTGTCTTTGGTGGAGGCGGCGGGAATCGCACCCGCGTCCAAAACGTTTTTCGATCCTCTTCATCGATAACAGAAGTATATATTACACCAGTTACTTTGACTTGTCAACCAAAATGTAGATACGAACTCAACAAATACTTATCGTGAGATATAGAAATGTTTCCCTTATGTGGATACATCCAGAGAGGAGGAAATATAAAAACTCTACCCTTTTTCGGTGATATTTTTATATTGAGTGTTGGAAATTCTGTCTCGCCGCCAATTTCAACATCACTAAGATACCAGAAGAATGCTAGAAATCTCTTTGATGTTTCCTTGGTAGTAGCATCTGCATGGTATTCAAACTGATCTTCGGTTTGCTTTCTGTAGTGTTTTATGCGGAACTGTTCAAAGCCGATGCTTCTTGGCCAAAAAGAAGTTTCTGAAACTTTCTTTTTATAAACATTCAAAGTTTCAAACGTGCTATTAAGTATTTTAGTATGAAGTTCAGGATTCAAATTCACATTGGCAGTAAAATTCAACTGAGTGAAATTTGGTCTTTTGTCTAGATCAAGTCTTTCATGCAAATTTTCATTGGAATGAAAGAGATTAATCACATCATCGCAAATACTATCACTCAGAGAATTATCTTGCACATAACAAAAATCAATTAGATTCATATCACTTCTTCTTTCGCGTCTTCTTTACAGGAATCTCAGCATACGGAGTCCAACGCTTGATGCTACCGTCTTCTTCCACTTTAATGTATCGTTGTTCTTCCAAAGCGATCAAAGTATTCATTGCACCAACTACAAATCCTTGGCGTCTGCTAATGAAAGCACAAGCGCCAAATGCGATACAGATTGTTACAATCATCCATGGTTCCAAATACATTAGAATTTTTCCTGTTTGTAGAGATGAATTTTTTCCAAAAGGTTTTGTACGTAGTGGATCTTGTCACGAATGAAAATCTGAGGCTTTTCCATACCGTCTACCGAGATTAGAATTACGATTTGATTTATCGGCTCACCAACAAGTTCTTCATACATCAGAGCATATGCGGTGCCTTGTTCAAAGTAGTTTTCAATCCATTCTTCCTTCTTTTCTTTTAGAGAAGTCTTGAAGTCGATAATGGAAAGAACACCATCATACTCAGCAATACAATCTGTTCTGCCAGCCACTCCAAGTTTTTCAGAGTAGAGAGGGCTTTCAATATAGCGTATGTTGTCAATCAAGTCAAGAGTTTTCGCCATGTCAAAGAAGGCCTGCTTCATGTCAGGCATTACTTCTTTGAGAAAGCCATCTTCATTACGAAGATACGATTCCATCATGTTGTGAAATTTTGTTCCGCGCGTGGATGCGCGTGTGGAAATCCTGTTAGCCTCTTCATGACCAACACGATTGCGCCATTCAATCATGGCTTTCTTCTTGAAATGGCCAAGAACGGTTGTGACTGATGGCAGTTTCTTGCCACTTGGCGTCACATAAAATCTTTCACCTGTGCTTTCGTCTGTAGGCAGTTGCTTTAAATCTGGCATGCCCTCAACGAATTTAAACTTCTTCATGTTCTATTCTTATCGTGATCTTTGATATTGTTTGTGTGTAGTCCATCGGTCTTGAGACTCTTAGTAACTTTCAAATTTTTAGGTTCGTTCTTCTTCATATAATTATGTGCTTGATCTCTTGTCATGAACTTCTTTTTATTTTCGTGATGAACAAATCCCATTTCTCCGTCAAATTCTTTTCCGTCGGAGTAATTATCTATCTCTCTTGTACTTAATAGATCAGAATGAACCCATCCTCGTTTACCGACTTGAACTTTGCCGTTTGATCTTTTTCTTGCTACAAGTAAATGTTCTTCCAAGTATTGTTTGAATGTCTTCATCTCTCGTTCCACTTCTTTAGAATCCAAGATGAACTATTCATCTTCTCTACACCACCAATGCCAAAGATGAACTCAACATCATTTATACCACAACTCATCTCCGGGATGTTTTCTTTCGTTCTATCGCCACCGTTTGCAAAGATAATCGTGTGTTCTGGATTTTCTTCGCGTATACACCGAATAGCATCAATAGCAGTGTTGTCAGAATCATCAAAAGCAAATACATCATCTACGCTCCTTAGATTAGATAAAATGATATGACGTTCATTCCATGGCATGAAAGGCTTACCCTTCTTCCGAGTAAGCCAATCATCTGAGTTTAATCCGACGAATAGATAATCGCCAAGTTTCTTGGCTGCATTAATATATTCTATGTGGCCTGAATGAACAGGATCAAATCCACCTGTGATAAGAACTAGTTTCGGCATGTCAATTCTTTACAATTTTATATGTTTGACCTGCAACAGATGTTGGGTCATTAGGATGACCTGCTACGTTAGCAACATCAGTATGTGGGTTTTTAGGATCGTGAGGCCCGCCGTTATTGACAACCATATGTCCTCTGGTAACTTTTAATGGTGTCTTCGACCAAGACGGACGAAATACACCATCTCTATGTGCAATAATTGCAGGTTTTCTAACACCTTTCTGTCTTGCTGTGCCAGCTTTTTCATCAACATCAGAATGTAATTCATGAAACTTTTCTCTCGACATTGGATATGTATCGGGCTGACTTCCTTTTACAGAATGTCGTGTTACGATAATATGTCCTTCAGGAGCATTGATTTTGCCTTCTTTAGTTTGAACATCTTCACCTTTCGACACTTTAAAAGAAACAGGATTTCCTTTCTTTTCTACAGTAAATGTTTTTGATGAATCTGCAAAATCTGCTGAACTATATTCGTACGGTTTTCCACCACGGCGTTCTAGCAAAAATTCTTCTCTGATAAATCTCTCTAAGTTTTCTTTCATAGTCCCATTGCATCCTTCTGTATGATGTACGATTTGACTAGACCAGAACGTACAATATCCTCTTTCATGAACTCCACATGTTCAAAAGTATTTATTTTATTGGTGATACGCATCAACTGTGTCACGCCTTCACGCTCATGCGGCTTTGTTAAATCTGTCTGACGAAAATCTCCGCAAACGATTAGTCTGCTTTCATCACCCATACGTGTCATCACAGTATCACATTCTTGGAATGATAGGTTCTGACTTTCATCCAAAATGACAATGGCATTATTGAATGTAATGCCGCGTAGATAAGATGTTGTCGTGAAGTGGACTAGTCCTTTCATCTTTAGTATATCGTATCCATCACCACGGCCAAATAGACTGTCACAGATTTCGCGGTATGGTTCTTCATAGACTTGAATCTTTTCCTTCATAGAGCCAGGAAGAAATCCCATATCGCGTGATGGAACTACAGACCTGATTATGACTATTTTATTGTATATTGAGTTGCCTGTCAAGATTTCATTTAGAGCAAGATATAAAGCGCAGAATGTTTTGCCTGTTCCAGCAAAACCGTGAAGCATTAGATGATAGCCTTTTTGATATGAGTTGAATACCTTTTCTTGATTTGGTGTGAGTGGTTTAATGTGTCTCAGTTCAAAATGTGCGGCCTTCTTTTGTGCTTCTTGTTCTTTATGAATGTTCTTGTTCTTAGGTTTCTTGGACATTTTGGCTCCTTTAAAAGCAAAAGAGGACGAATCACCTGCGTGACCGTCCCCTCTAAAAACTCGTCGTTTATTTTTGATACTCATATTTCTTTTGGTATCGTATGTCTTCTCTCTATCGCTCCACCTAAAGGATGATTTTCTTTCACGCGACCTAAAACATATTTGGAAAAATCTGAAGGAGGCTTCGTGACACCTGCACGAATGGGATCAATTACATTCATTCTAAACGTCTGATTGACCTTCGGATTGTTCTGTAAGAACTCCTTTAGTTCATCATATGACATTTGAAGTTCAAACTCTTCGCCTGTCTCTGTGTCTTCAAAACTGTAAATCATATCTCTATTTAGTATCTCCTATGATTGTGTGATCCATTCTGGTATCTCACGCTTTGTCCATTTGTGCATACGCGCCTTGGCCACACGATAATAGTTGCGATAAGACGATACGGAGTCATGCGGTACCTTGTACTCATCAGGCATCGCTGGCGTTACAGGCGTTAGATGACCGATTTCAATATTGTATGGTGCCCGCATTAGCCATTCACTCATGCTATCACACTTATGAGTTTTGCCATAACGATGTGTATATTCGGCCAGCAAACCTAAGAAGTGGCAATACAGCCAGTTGTAGTTGTTATTGTTCGCACGACACCATACGGCTGATGGGTGATTGATATGTGTGGCTGAATATAACACCGTCTCGCGGTCGTCAGGCAAACGCCAACGCTTGACATTGCGACCAGTCTTGGTCTTGTCGGTGTATTCCGTGCCATCTAGAATGCGGTGAGCGGTGGACAAAAGTTGTGCTGTCTCTAATACCATTTTCACGATATGTTTATCCACAAGCCATATTGCAGATTGGATTGGATCTTTATCTACGGCAAAAATGTTCATGTGTTATTTTCCAAATACCTTATTGCGTTCTGTAGAATCATTATATCATCTTTTGCATTACCAAGCAAGGTATTACAACTGAAACATAGAAGTCCTCTGACATTTCCTGTGGTGTGAGAATGATCTACACACAACTTATCGTAACGATGATCGGTATCGTTTCCGCATATATCACACTTGAAGTTTCGCTGCTCATGCATTTGAATAACTTCCTCTTGCGTCAGGCCATACTTCTTATAATAGTGACTGTATGCTTTTGTTCCTTCACCGCGCATTTTTCTCATATACTTGGTATTATATGTGCGATAGCAATCTTTACACCAAGGCTTGATGCCATTCTTATATTTGTAAAACGATTTGGTCTTGGGATTGGCTTTAGGAAAGCAGTCAATGTGTTTTGTCTCGTTGCATTGACTGCAAACCTTTTGTTCTCCGTCTTGTGTGGTACGCATGATGTTACTCCTTATTACAGGAGTATTTAGTAAATATCATCTTTACATCATTCTCACATCATTCAATTCCAAAAAGTTCTTCAATCCTATTGGCCGAATACTCTAATGCTTCATTAAAACCGTCATAGTAATCCGTTTCCGAGATTTGATACTTACTCTCACGTAAGGTTCTACTACACTCTCTTACGATAAACTCGGCAAACTGTTCAGCATTAAACTCGCGGTGAGCTGGATTCCAACACATTTCTGCGATTTCTTGTAAGAGTTTATTTTTGAACTCACTCATCACTTTACCATCCACATTGCAGACTGAACTGGATCTTTATCGATTGCGAATATGTTCATTTAATCCTCAATTGCGTCGATGCGGAACACTTCGCCAGGTTCGACGTTCAGTGTCCGATCAATATCAGGTTCGCCGTCTGGACTCCATGAGCGAACACGGATCTTTCTTACGCCTGGCGGCACTTTCCAGACAGCATGATTTTTTGCCGCAGCATTAGCAACAATAGCAAAAAATGGCAGGGCTGTCAACCCTGCCATGAGTTGGCGTCTAAACATCACTTTATCTTTCGGTAAGTCGCGCCACCAGTCAGAACAAGAGCCGCCAACCAATTCCAGAATGTATACTCAATTGTCAGGAATGTACCGAACAACTGATTCCATGCCCACATGTAGATTAGTGGTGCGATGGCTACAATCAACAGTGTACCAAGAATAGCGCCGAGCATCGCGGCGCTATCTTCCATTCTATCTCTAAACACTTACATCTCCTTACTTGAGGAAGTTAGCCACATCGATGCCGTCCATGCTGTCCCAATCGGGATCAACAGAGTAGGTACCACCAGCATACTCACCAGCGTTCTTCATGTTGAGTTCAGCCAGCAAAGCATCGGCCTGCTTGTCAGCCGCGTCCTTGAGGACGTTCCGAGCAGCCTTCTTGACGGCCGCAGATGCAGTCTGTTTGGACTGACGCACCTTGACAGGCTTAGACGCCTTCGGCTTCGCAGCAGCCTTAGCCTTCTTCTGCTTAGGAGCAGCGGTACCGTTGCGCTGGGCAGGCGGCACCCACTGATAGTTGCGAGTGGCCGAGTCGCCGTCCGAGATATACTTGTACTCTACAACGGTCTTGCCGTTCTTGACGGCTTCAATCTCATAGCCCTCAATCTTGAGATAGCAGATATACTTGGACGCATAATTACCCTTACCAACGTGGGCGTTGATTTCAGCGGGAGTTGCAGTACCCTTGGACTTGAGAAAAGCAAGGGCAACAAAGTGGGCAGCATTCTTAGTCATGTGTGTGTTTTCCTGTGTTTGTTTAGTTTACCTGCATATCATAGTCGGAATTGAGCATACTGTCAAGCAGATTTTTAACAGTATACCTATCTACACGTTTATCGTGCATATACACGTAGGAGTAGATATTTTCTTCGTCGGTCATGCCCTTCTCCAGGGCTGACCAGACCAACTCTTCCACGCCGATTAGAAAGTCCTTATAAGCACTCATCTTATTTTCCAATCAGTAAGTTGATTCGAGAAAGTCAATTCTATTTGCCTTAATTTCCTTTTCCCATTCACTATCACCAATAGACCTGGAAAGAGCCAGACAGAACTGATAGTAGTTCAGCTTGGGAAAATACCGCCGAAGAATTTCCAGCTTTTCTTCCTGATCCTTTTCGTCAAAGTCTTCAGGATACTTTTCCTGCCAACGGTCAAGAAAATATTCGGCCTTTTGTCTAAGACTAGCCATTAGCGAAGGTTCTCCGAGGGATTGTTAAAGTTGACTTTCTCAGCAAACATTTGAGCCAGAGAAAGGGCGGTCATAAACTCGGAAACATCACCCTTGCGGGCCTGGAACAAGGCATCGGCCAGAAAGTCGGCCGCGATGCGGATGTTGGCATTAGGATGCTTGTACAGGATTTCGTGGATACGAGCCTTTTCAGCGAGGCCGCGCTTGGTACGCTTGGACATTAGGCAATCTCCTTGTTCATGATATACTTGGTGTTGTAGCCGCTGGCGTTATTGCCAACCCGCTCAAAGTCCACACTGCGATAGCCAGCTGGCCGATCTGGAGTCTGGCTGTAGGTCTGCCGCTTAGAAGCGACAGGCATATACTTGCGCGGGCGATACTTGGGCGGTCTGGACTTGAGAACGTTGATACAACCACCACGCGCAAAAAACTCACTAATCAGTCGGTCGGTATCGGTCATTTCCATCTCTCTCTTACATACATAATATAGTGATGGTACCCGTCGGAATCAATAACGGAGTTGTCATACCTGCTATGCATCCACCGCATGGCTAAGTCATTGATTTTATTGGGTTCGGCTAAGTGATTGATTTTGTTGGGACTCTTTAGGATGCGGTAGGAACGGGCTGGAGTGGGTAGGCTCAAGCCGCGAGGCTACGTACCACCCGCTCCTGAGCCGTCTGGAGGAGAGCATCCTTGTCAATCTTGGCCACGTCAACCCGTTCACAGTTGCGCTGCCAGACCCAGACCACGTCCTGGTAGACCTCAGCCACCTTACCATTACGTAAGGCCTTCTTGACCTTAACGTCAGAGGTAGCAATTGCCAGCTTCTTCTCAATCCGAGACTGCCAGCCCATCCCGTAGGCTGCATCCATCATGACTACAACCTTCCCGATAGTACCCTTGCCGTTTCGACCGCGCACAACCTTTGCGATAGTGCCCTTCTCAATCTGGCGAACTGCAATCTCCGCGCTACCAAGCAGGCGATTATACTCGCGGTTGATCAACCATTGCTTGTGCTTTTCGCGGATCTCAGGAGTAGCATCCACCGTGATCTGGACAGGGTGCCAGCCCTCAGGATTCATGTCATACACATTGACCAGTATCTGCTTGGGGCCATTGATATTTTCGTCCCAGACAAGGGCAAAGTCAGCCGTACCCCATACGTCGGACATGATCCGATAGCTGTTATCTACAATCTTTTCAAGCACATAGCCAGCCCAGTCGGTCTGGGTACCCTCAAAGCCGTTGTGTTGTTCAGTCCAAGCGATAGCCATTAGGAAAGTCTCCATTGAGTGTCTGATGGACTAGATATAAGACCTACCACCCAAAAATTCAATAGTTATAAATGCATAGCAGGTATGCTTTGGCCACATACCTGCTTACGCTACGTCATCTGTAACTCTTGCGGTTACTATAAAAATCGTCTATAACCTCGGCCTCGTCTTGGTTCTGAGTATAGGCTCTGGTCCAATTGCGAATCGGGCGTCTTTTTTGCCCCGCTCTCAGTTCTGCATATTCTTCATCATCATAATCTTCATGAGTGCCATAGTAATTCTTTTTGTACTTCATGTCAATACGCCTTTGATAAATTCAAACCTTTCTTGTTAAACTTGTCACGCCATTTTAGAAACGAGGACCCGTGACCAACTTCCTCGTTGTAGATGTATTGATAGTGATGAACCATTTCGTGGGCCAACACTTCAACGAAAAACTGTTTTGATTTGTATCGCTTGTTCATGAGCAATCTGGCTGTACCAGTACCTGGATTGGTCTGGTCATAATCGTACCACGCATGAGCGCCTCGACGCCAACGTATATCGATTTCATCAACTTGTGGGAGGGATTCGTTGAATAGTTCGCGGTTGAGGATATTGAACCATCTCTGGCAATCCTCAACCGTTGTTTCATATTCGTAATGTTCTTTTGTAGACAGTAGTTTTGCAAGTTTCGATTTCTTAGACATGATCGTTCCTTCGTTAGATTGACCATGATGTAAGGCACTCCATCAATACGAAAATATATCTGGGAAAACTTCTTCAATCAACTTCTTGTTGAGATGTTTTACCTTGATACGTTTCAGTAGCATATCAGCAAAAATCTTAGCTTCTTTAGCCTCTAGTCCTTCCAGAATCTGAGTAAGGACTATCTTCTTTCTTTCCAGCGTCAGATTGGGATCAACCCTTGGATTGTTCTGCTCAAAGATATAGACGCGGTTGATTTCCTTGTGAATGGAAGTATCACCCAATCCAATAGGCGCATTATTCTCACGATAAGGCGGCACCTCATCTATGACGAACTTGATTCCAGGATGAAAGTTGGCCCTCAGGACGCCTCTGAGACCTGGAGTTATATTGTAATATAGTATCGCCTTGGCTGCATCCTTATGCGGCGCAGCTTCTAGTTCTTCAAACACTTCATGAATATTCTTGATCATATTTTCCTCAAAATTCGTCAATGACTTCCATTAGATTGCTCAACCGCTTTTCGATGAAATAGTTGAACATCTTCTGGCGAGTGCTTGGCTTGGTGTTTTCGTAGGCTTCCACAATCTGCTGCTTGATTGTCTCTGGAATATAATCCAGATCAACCAGCATTTGATTGCGCTTGTATCCGCGAAGCATATTGTCGTTGATACAGAACTCTTCTGGAGTCTTACGCAGCCACTCGGCCAGCTTCTTAGTATTTATGACTTTCTGGCGTTCTCCAAGGGCAAAGGTATTGTCAGCAGACAGAAAGTTTGGAATGCCGTCGCCGCGGTCGCCACGAATAATATGTTCCTTCACGTACAGGTGAGGATCCTGAGCCTCGACATACCGCTTGAGAATGGGAGAATACTGGATTACGTTGCTGTACTTCTGGAGTTGGACGAAATCTTTGTCAGAGGACAGAATAAGTACCTCTTCGTTCGGTGAGGTTCTGGCCGACAGGACAGCAATAATGTCGTCCGCTTCTGCACCCTCAACTTCCAGTACGCGATACGGAAAGTTTTCTTTCAGTTCGTTTCTAATCTTGCCGAGAGTATCAAAGATGAGATTCCAATCGAACTCAGACTTTTCACGATCCTTCTTTCGATTGGACTTGTAGAACGGAAACACATCACGGCGCCAATACTTCTTGCTATCGCAGCAGATAACGATATCGCCATACTTCTGCTTGAACTGACGAGCATATGACCGAAGAGAGTTTAGTACCATATGACGAATCAAATCTTCTTCCAATTTGACTTTGGGATTTGAACCGATTTGTTGCATCAAATTAGAAATCAGGACCTGATTCAGGTCAATCAAAATCACATTACACCTATTAGTTGTCGTTAGTTTCTACTTCTGCTTTTTCTAGGTATTCTTTATATTCTTTTTCGTTGGTAAAGATTTCCACATTGTCATCGACAAAGTTGTGGAGTGAATGCTTTAGACCCATGTTACGATATATAACACTTTTCAGAACGTCTGTCAAGAAAATAAAGTCTTTGCTCACACTTCCATCATCATCTTCAATTTCCACTCCATAGTTTTCCAGTTCAGCAATAAGTCCAGTTGCAACCTCGCCAACAATTCCGTCAGCATACTTTTGCTTGCCCTTTTCCTTTTGCTTCTCTACCTCTTCCAGATTGACTGGAACTTCTCTGACGATCTTGTGTTCGGGAAACTTGAATACGTTTGTCATTTGATAATCCTTAGAAGCACGACATCACTATTTATGCGACCGTTCGCTTCCTTCGACTTGCACTTGATTTCATCCATGAACTTGCGAAGAACGACCTTTCCACCATCAAGCAACTTGTTCACTTGTTCAGTCGGCTTTCGCAGTTTCTTCACAATGGATGTTTTCTCATCATAGCCAGTTACGGTGCAACCCTTGATGCCCAACCCAGCAGGGCCCATAGCATTGTAAACAGCCATAGTTCGATATTTGGTATTGAACACCCAAAGTTGATTGCATCCAATGATCTGCTTTGGATCGACTGAAACGACATTGTAGGTTTCATCCTTCTCTTTGTACTTGAGTTTGGCCACAAGAACAGAAGCAGGCTTTTCCTTCTTCTTGCGTGGCTTACGAATAGCCTTTGCGATGACTGAACGAGTTTCAGCCGCTGAGATGATAGACTTGATGAACTCAATATAAGCCTTGAGTTTCGGCTTAGTCCAGTGTGAATATCCTTCTTTCAGTTGTGCATCTTTGCCTTGCAGGGCATCGAATGCTTCTGAGTAAAGCGGCTTGTAATAGTCCGCAATTCGTTGTGCAATCTGCGGCTTTACATCATTTTGAGAGAGCCAATCAGAGGCTTTGAATTGAGTGCCGTTACGATAGTAGTTGTCCAGATGGACTTCGATATCGGCAATCAATTCACTAGCCCGATTGGCCACTCGCTCCTGAATGGAGATTACTTGCTTGACTTCTTCTTTGGCGCTGCCTTCTTTGGCTTCCCCGTCTTCGAATTCGGCACGGGCGCTGGAGGAGGCAAGGGTTCGAATTTTGGCAATGTTTCGTTCTTCGATTCCTTCTGGGAGATTCCCGCCCAGTAGTAATATACGAGAACTCCAGCCACAAGTGCGGCAAGAATGAGGATTAATTCTGTTGGCATTTTTTATTAACTCCTTGTCTGATTTATAAAACTCTTTTAGATATTCGATGACCCAAGCCTTAGCCTGGTCTGAGTCATAGAAATAGTTGTACCAATTGTATGCTTGAGCAAGTTGTGCGTTTGTGACTTCGCCACGCAAGTCTGGTTCTGATCCAAGATACTTTTCATCTGCAAACTTACCGCGAATCGCTTTCTGCTTCTTTGCCATACTTTTCCTCTAGCACTTTGAAATCGATATCCTTAAAGTCGGAAATCACACAAATTCCATACTCAAGATATTCATAATTGTAGCTGATCATCTCGGCATAGTCAAGTGCTAATTCAATATTGGTAAACATCTTGTTGGCATGGAAATAATCCCAAATCATTTCAGGATCGCCTTGCCATCGGAACGTTTCATCGGAAAAGCTTCCGTAGATATTATCAATTCCTTGATGATGTCCTACACGAAATTCTGGACCTCTTGTGTGTAGAATATAGATTCCATTATCAGATGACACGAATCTTCTCCAACTTATACTGATCTAAACACATATCTTCCAATGTTTTTTCCAATGTTATTCTATCACTCAATTTATCAACGATACATGACACAGCATCACCTTCGCGTCTTGGCATCTTTGTAATCGGTATTGGATGTTGTGTCACATCTCTCATAGTATGTATAACATCCCACACTGAATATCCTTTCATGCTACCAAGACACTCATATGGTGTATTTGCTGGGCCCATATCGATGGCTCTAGCGATAGACTTGGCCACATCCACAACATGAACATAATCACGAATACACGTGCCATCGCGTGTGGGATAATCTGTGCCGTAGATGGGCAGAAATTCGCGCTTACCTGCTGCAACTTCGGCGGCAACACGAATAAGATGCGTAGCTTTACCCAACTGACGATAAAGACCATTCGTGCCACTCACATTGAAGAAGCGGAAGATTGTGTAGCCTTTGGCCTTTTCTTTGATGATATCTTCTGCACCGACTTTGCTTCGTGCATATGGACTTGCCATTTCCCACGACGAACTAGTGCCTGCAAATATAAAATGAGGAGTTTCTGTGCGCGTCAGAAGATTAAGAGTGCCTAAAGTATTGACGCGATAATACTCGGAGGGTTCTACTAGACTTTGAGAAACAACAGAACGGCCTGCAAGATGAACAATGGCATCAAATTCGCCGCTGATTCCTCTCTTTGTTACATCCCAAGATAGGTATTCATCACAAACGATATTGTTCCATTCTCCACCAAAGCAATTGTCCCACGCAGAAACGTGATGTCCTCGCTCTTTCAATTCAAGACACACATGACTACCGATGTAGCCAGTTGCGCCAGTAACCAATACCTTCATTACTTCTTCCTGTTCTTAGCAGCCTTCTTACGCTTACTAGAACCAATCTTACGACGACCCTTGCGTGGTCTATTCTTATGTGGATGTGGCATTATACTCTATTCACTCCTATATATTCAATTGTATTGATTGAGTCGAGACGGAATGACCGCCAACCCGAATTATCTAGATCCCATACAGCCAGAACTTCATCGTTTTCCGCGCGAGGCAAATGTCGTACAGCTGGCTCACTTTGCTTTGGAACAAAATCTTCCATCAGAGTGCAGTTCATTTCCCGTGTAGAACCGTCTGTCTTTGTAAAGATAACACGGGCCATACACTTTGTCAAGTTTTCTCTGAGTGTATTCTTGTCAATCATGGACACACCGTTGTTTGATAGGGAATGTATCCCTTACCAGGAATATAGACCTGAGTCCACATCATTTGACACTCTGCACCTTCCATGTATGCGCCAGGCGGTGGAGCATATGCAGGAGGAACAGCATATTCTGGACCAGATTCCAAAAGCAATCCGCCAACTACACCTGCGACTGAACCCCAAAGATAAGGATTCTCATACCAGTCGCCGTTGTCGTACTTGTAATTATAGTTATAGTTCCAAGTGCCGCCGTGATGACGCTTGTGTGGTCGATGTGGCTTTACTGGTCTATGATGCTTGAATTGCTTCTGCTTTTCTCCTGAAAAGACAGGAGTAGAAAGTAAAGTTGATGCAGCAAATGCTGCTGCTATAACTGTGATAAATGTTTTCATCCTTGTAACCCCATTATTCCTGTGCTTTCGCAGTAATCGGCAAAGTCTTCATATCCACCGATACGCTTACCACGAACAAAGATTTGCGGCAAAGTCAATGGCAGATTTTCAGGAACAAGTTCACGCAATTCTTCGCGGGTAAAATCTGTTCCAAGTTTATACTCTATATATTTCAGATGCAGCTTGTTCATTAGTTCTTTAGATTTGACACACCATGAACAATCATCTTTGGTATAAATTTTAATTTCCATTACTCAGACTCCCAGGAACGATAGTGAAAATATTTTCCACAACTATCTATCTCACTTTGTGGATAGCCATTTTGTACGAGCCAAGAGTTGACATCCTTGATATCATTAGGAAGAATCTTTGGAAATCCATATCGCCAACCGCCTGGCGGATCAATATAAGTTTTCTTTTTCATTATACTTCTTCTTCTTTCATTACGATAGCATTATGTCCACCGATATTTTTGACCCAAAGTATAGCAGCACTTGAACTAGATGTAAAGACCTCAGATTCATACCAATAAGCACCAATGCTATAACGTACAGTAAACTTTTTCATTTCTATTCCTCTTTATGTTTACGCATGACCTGCAAATTGGCCATTGCCAGGATAAGCCAATACAGCATCCATTATGTATTCTTGCACATCGCGGCCGCGATCATCCAAACGCCAGTGGTTACCACGGCGAAGCACCTCGACCAAAGAACGAGCATCATACTCTTCCGGATCCCACTGACCTTCAAGCCCGTAGCAAGAGCAGTGAGAACCATACGCCCAGTAATAGCGATCACCCTGACGATAGATCACGTTGGCGTAACCTTCGTAAGACGGAGTATTATACTCAGCATATATTACATCATCAGGCTCAGGCTCATTCATCTCAAACTCACGTTGAACGTCAGCCCAAGATCCAAACTGTTCACGATAAACTTCCATCTACTTCAACTCCATTTCCTGCAAGATATATTCACAAGTTATGACGCCTTCATCACAACCTAGAACTTCATTCATCTCAATAACTTGCAGTTTAGCTTCCTTTTCATCTTTGAAAGCACCAACAACATCAGACCAAGTTTCAATACCATCACGATAAAGTCGGTATATCAAATAAATATTCATTCTACAACCTCAATTCTATCTTCGGCCACCATGTACCAGTCAGGAGCGCGAAGGGCAGTATTCTCAGCATTGACCGCACGAATACGTTCCTTGGCAGCATTGTATGTATCGTAGTCCTCATGCCAACGCTCTTGACCCCAGCCGCGTTCAGATTCCAAAAGAAAGATACGATACTTCATTTCCTGTCCTTTCTATATCTTACGTCCAATTGTAGCAGGATCAGTACCTTCTGTCAAGTATTGAACCGCGCCCTTGTTATATGCTGGCGCAACTCGCGTCTTCTTACGCTCAATTTCCTTGATAGTAGCAGCAGATTCCTCACGGTCGCGCTTCCACTTGTAGTCATCAACAGACCGCTTGAAGCCATTGCCAACACTGTTTGAGAGGGGCGGCAATTTCTTGCGCGGCAACGGCTCAGGCAGATTGATCGGCCGTTCTTTGCGTGAACCCTTTAGCACAGACGCGAAATAAGCCTTGCGGTCTTCGCGCAACCGCAGCGTCTTCTTGGACGGTTTCTTACGACCAGATGAAGTCTTGGTATATACGAGTGCCATTAGTCATAGTCCTTCAACATTTCCTGATATGAACCAGGCACAAACATTATACACTCGGACGGTTCATAAAACAAGATGTAACCGCCAATCCAAGTAGTATTGATGTTCCAGTTTTTTTCGTGCCGATCATAGCGATACATGACCGCCATTACACCCAACCTTCTGAATACTCTTCCTGCTTAGTCTTGTAATGCTCATGAAGACCCGCCAGAAAGGAATTGATATCTTCAAGCGGTATGTCCATAATACGCTTTTCGGCCGCGACTGTCAAGACATATTCTGCCACCAGAACAGGAATCTCGGCATAGGACTCATACGGCTTACGCATCGGCTTCCTCTTCCTCATCTTCGTCAACAAAATCGGAATCTTCGTTATAGTGATCGGCCAGTTCGATCCAGTTAACGCGATGCAAGAACATATTCATAACATCGGCCGCAAAACTGGAATCAGGAATCTTGTCCATTTCCATCTCGACCACAAATGACTCAAGATCATCGCCGCGAAGTTTCTGTTCCGAAGCCATGTCGGAGAAAACATCGCCGTACCACATAACGACATTCCAGGTTTCGTAGTTAGACCAACCATTGTAAGACATTATCGCTTTCCCCATGAGATAGACACGACAGAAAAAAGAAGCATTTCGTGCTTCATGGCCTTAGCGATAGCTTCGACCATGGACTTGGTTTGATATTCGCGGCGAATAACTCGGCCGTCATCAAACTCGATTTGGTAATAGTAGTTAGGACGCATTAGTGAGTTCCCGTCCAGACAACACGACCAGCCCAAGTCTCGGGCTTGTCAATGTAAGCGCGAAGGAAGTTGGTCGCAGGAGCCTTGAAAGTTGCAGCCTTGAGAACAGCGCCCTTAGGGAACTTACCGTCCTTGTTACAGATGAAGGAGTGAACAGATTCCGCAACTCCGTTCTTGGTCTTTACAACCTTAATATACTTCGAACCAGGCTGGAAGTCAATATCAAACTCAGCAATCATTTGCTGCACATGCGGATCTGAGGCGCGAGAACCCCACCATTTGCGATAGTCGGCCTTGATATGCTCGGCATACTTGTTCAGAAGGGACACGGGGACGTTGAAACTAGCCATTGGAACCTCTCTCTTGTTACTCTTATAATATAGTGATGGTACCCGAGAAATACAACACAAAAAAGAGAATACCTGCTATGCGGTGGATGCATAGCAGGTTGGCTAAGTTATTGATTTTAATGAGGTTTTGCTAAGTTGTTGATTTTATTAGGTTTTTATTGTCTTGAGATACTGACGAACAAATGCATCGTCCAGTTGCACCCCCAGTTTTTTCAACTGGCGGTATTCTTTTGAATACTCTACGCGAAACATGCGAACCAATCCAGTTTCGCTTTCATTCCGAAATCCATTCATGGCGTTCAGAAACATTCTTCCCCATGCGGTCATGGTAGGACTCTCCTTGTTATGTTGTGATACACTAATATATAGTATCTCGCAGTTGCGAAACAAGATGACAGAATGTCGCTACTCTTTGATATGAGAACGATGGACTTTACACATTATCCATTCATTATAAAATTCATTGGGTCTTTCCAGAACTTCATGCTGCATCTGGAGTTTTGCTTCCCAATAACTGGCCGTTCCTCTTGTCTTGCAGAGTTTTACGATTTCACGACTAAACTTATCTTCGCCCAATCTATCAACGTCTGCGATGAGTGCCAGATTCGAACCGAAATAAGATTTCCAGTTACTTTCTTTTTGGACTTTCTTTCTTCTCTTTTTGCCTTTGACTTTTTGTCTTCTGACAGATGTGAAGATTTTTTTACCAATATATCTCTTGTTATTTTCTAGATTGGTGATGATGTAAACAAATGCTGCATAGCCGACAACTTCATCATCACCAATCTCTTTACCTTTGTAAGTCCACATAACACTCTCCTATGAGAGTATGTATGCTACTTGTCAGATTGTGCGATGGTAGGATTTCCTGCCCAATCAGGATATGATGATGACATGTTATCGTATGTTGCACCAACTGCACCATCACTGTATGCTACGGCCGTGTAAGGACATCCTGAAGTGTAACATACTTGTGCAGACATAAAGACTTTGCCACACTTTGGACAGCCATAATTATTACCAAAAACATAATCATCTAATCTGGTAGTTTTAGGAGCAAGTCTCTTACCTTCTTCTAGACCAGCAGCGAAACCATCCTTGAATCCCTTTGCATAATCATCACTCATTTTCATCATCCTCTAAATCAAGTTCGTCTTCATTAAAGCATTCTTCACCACAGAAGGAACAGAAACGAGGCTGCCCCTGTGTTTCTTCATAGTCGTAAAGCACTTTGTATGATGACTCACAGAAGTTACATTTAATCTTTTCTACTTCTTTTGTCATATGTGAATCCTTAGATTTCACAGCCACCAGCGACACAAGCCAATTCTTGTGAGCCAGTTGTGCTGTCTCTCTTTTCGTATTTAGCGAGGTCTGCCCAGTTCACATTCTTAGGCATCTTTGCAAGGAGTGCTTCGTATTCTTCCTTCGTGCAGTCCTGATATGGTGCTTGACGATATACGTGATCGGAGAAAGGCAAGAATGATACGCCAGACATTTCGTCAAAGTGATCGTAGACCCATGCACCAACTGCTGGCCATTCTTCTTCTTTCACAGAGATAGTAACAGAAGGCTTATGCTCACACCAATGACGCTGATATGTCAGCCACAGTTCAAGTTGTTCAATAGCAGACATGTCCTTACGGAACACGGCATGTTCAGGCGACTTCTGCGGGAATGAGAACACATATGTATGTTCAGGCTTCGTCACATCATCTTCAACAGGGAAGCCCATGTCCTTCATCATTACCGCGAGAGGATCTTTTTTATCTGCTCGTACAGTACGAATATAATAAGGACTATGACGGGCGTGGATACCAGAAGCGGAATCAACGAGTTGAGATACAGTGCCAGAAGGCTTGACACAAGTAATAGCAGCACTGACAGGAATATTGAGCTTTGCAGCCCAGAGTTTATTAGTCTTAACAGCTTCTTCACGTAGTCCCTCCAACATATCAGCAACATTAAATAATCCAGTAACCTTTGCTGCATGGCCATTTGTGTATTCATTGTCCATGATGCCAGTCAATGACACGCCAAGCAAACGCTCTTCACCACAGTTTTCTTGCCACTTCTTACTTAGGTATTTGAAGTTGATGAGTGTTGACTGGAATGTACCAAGTATAGTTGCGAGTTTGACTTTACGCTTGAGACTTTCTGGAGTGTCATCTCCTCTAACGACAACCTCTGTGAGATTACAGAACTCTCTGGAACGTAGAATGATTTCACTACATGGATTGGTGCCGAAATCGTGATCCGAGTCTCGTCTTCCAAACTTCTCTGCCTGCTTCTTAGATGCCTGACGGGAGAAGATACCACGCTCACCACTGCGCGACTCATAGAGCGAAAGCCACTCGCGCATGAAGATACCAACGTCTGGCTTTTCCTTTGCGACGAATGAGTTATTTGCGAGTGCGCGTTGGACGTTTTCTTTCCACCAGTCACCAGACTTCGCAACGCGCATACGGTCGTCTGAAAGGTCAGATAGAGAGATAAGAGCGGAACGACGAACACCACCAACAACCACGATCTCGGCAATTTTACATACAATGTCATGGCACTCCAATGTTGATAGACGGCGACCAGCAGCCCTCTTAAATGTTGCAACAGTAAACTTAAACAAATCTTCAAGTGGTGCTGGACCAGATGCGCGACCACCAAATGTCTTGAGTGGTGCACCAGCAGGACGAACCTTTGAAACATCCCAACGCGGCACTTGACCTGCATAAAGAAGATGAATAAGTTCCTTTAATGCTTTTGCCCAACCAAGCTTTGAGTCGGCCACAAGAATAGTAGTATCTGTATCATGAAAGTCATCTGCAATCACAGGCAGTTGATCTACAAACTTGCTTTCTACAGAAAATCCAACACCAGTTCCATTCATGAGAATGTAAAGGATTTCATCAAACGAACGAGGAGAATCTACAGCAACATAAGAGCAGTTATAACCAGCCACGTTCTCGCGCTTGAGTGCTTCACCGGCAGTCATCAAGCAACGCATAGATGGCATGATTTCAAGATTAAGAACAGCATCTTCCAGTTCCTTACGTTCTTCTTTGGTTACAGTATAACCTGTAACTTCCTTGACATGCTCATCAAAGAAATTGAAATACCGAGCAACTGTTTCATCCCAGTTCTCTCTACGATTTTCATCCCACAGCCAACGGGCATAACGAGACTTGTGAATGAACTCTTGATAGAGTGTCGGTAACATATTACTGCCTGACATACGAATAACTCCTAAATTTTTTATTGATTATTTTCTAAGACGTTTTTGAGTGATGGAAATTGTTCAACGATTACATTCCAACATTGTTCTGCGATTAATCTATGTTCCTTCTGCGTTCCGTTCCCCATACGTAGTTCGCAGTAGTGGATCCATGAACGAAGTGATCCAGACATATACATGCGTGACATAGTGAGACCTTCAGGAAGAACAGACCGAGCAACTTCCTTTGCGATACCATTTTCTATGGCCCATTCATATACACGCTGAACGTCTTTCTTGATCTGTTTTTGCATATCATACCAAACATCTGTGATGCCCTGTTCATCATTAGTAATCTCAATGCTGTTCTGTCGATTCTTCTGATCTTGTAAACGGGCTTCGCGCGGCTCACTCATAACAGTGACGTTAGCATAACGCTGGCTGAACTCTTGAAACGAGAATGAGCGATGACGAAGGATCTGCCGTGCAATGTCGCGTGTCGTTTCAATTTCCATAACGATATGCACCATCTCAAACGGCGACCAATGCTTATGCTTCACAAGATACTTGAGAAGACGTTCGCTGTCTGGATTATCCTGATTAGCAGGATTAGACACACGCGCACAGTATGCAATCAACTCTTCGGCAGTCATAGCCCGTCTCTCTTCTACAATATCGTTTACCGTACGTATTGTAAACATAGTCGGCTGTGTAACGCCGATCAAAGTCACATCATTCATAATTAAATCCAATTCTCATAGGGGTTAGCAACATAGTTAGAAGGTAACTTAGACACATCAAGTTTGCGGCCGTTCTGCTCAAACATTTCTTCAACAAACTCTAGTGTTACAGGAAAACTGCCGCCGACTGGAATCTCCGAGTAGATTGAATAATCTTCTGATACCCAAAGAAACACACCGTTCTCTGCAATCTCAATCCATTCAAAAGACTTTTCGTCCATAAACTTACGATTAGTAATAAGTCGTGGATTCTTTTTCACTTTTCTCATAAATTGACTCCACTAAGTTTATTCACATAATCATTCATAACTTTTTCTCCTAAATCCACAAAAGAACAGTGAGCACAATTTTTGCCTGTGATTAGATAATTCTTGAGAATATGATTATATAGACGCACATCACCACCATCAATATATAACTCACTAATATCAACATCATTATCACGCAGAAAACGAACAGAATTAAAAATGTAATCCATGTCCGTATTATGCTCATATTTCAAAACAGATAGTAAATCATCATACATCATTCTATTTGTTTTGGACAAAGAGTATAAGATAGAATACACAGTTCCTATCTTATGATTCAATGAAGATGATCTAAAGATGTCTGCCACATCTGTAACTAGTCCATCATATGAAACATCGGTAATGCTTCTTTTGTCCCATATAAAATTCCAGTTGTTTTGAATCATATACGACAAAAGATTTTTCAGTGCGACTGGATTGCCGCCGCTCAAATACTTTCTTCTGCCACACAAGTAGTCCACAACAAAATAGTATTGACTATTCGTCTTGTCCCAGTTGACAACCTTTTTGAGTTGCAAAGAAGATAGTTTGAAGTCTTCAACATTTTCAAGAATACTCAACTCTTTATTGCCACAAGAACCAATAAAGTCTGTAAACTGCGGCTGATACTTCTCTTCAAATATTCCTTTGAGATTTACAAATTGCTTCTTGACAACTTCAAAACCGAGATAGTTTACATCTGTGTGTCTTATCGTTGTATATTCGTTTGTTGGTTCCAACATAAAATGAGACACATACGGAATACCTAGACCTTTATAGTATGACTGAGTATTCAGTCCTCTTGAAATTCTTCCGCCAATATATTGTAAAGGTTCTTCAACTATAAGTTCATTTACTTTGTTGCCGCTAGAGTCCCACACGGATACTAAATTTTCTTCCATCTTTCGAACTCTAACTTTGCTCTCAAACCTTCAAACGTATTTCTATCTATAATACTCTGTATCTCACTGGATGTCGCTCCAGTCAAAATATAGTCGTTTATGTCTTTGGCCTCTATTCCTTGAGGCCAAATAAAAATATTTTTACCGTGACTAATTGTCTTCTCCATGTGCTTCACAATAGCAGCATTGCGCGGTTCATTATCATGAATGAACACATAGTCATGATTGCCAAGCAAAAGAGATACATTATACAATGAAGCATCCATAGTTGCAACTGAATTTTGCAAGAACATACTATCAATCGGACCTTCTACCACATAGATACGCTTATTTGGATCAACTTTATTTGCTCCAAATATCTTTGCGTTTTCTTCATCTAGCTTGATTGTAATATACTTGATCTTGCTATCGCCGATTGCACGACCTTGAAATCCTAGCAATTCATCGTCAACATCATAGAATGGGAAAATGATGCGCTGTTCTTTATAAACAGACTTATCATAATCAGGATGAATTTCTTGCACAAAGTCTGCAAAGTTTTCAGCATAGTATATATCATTCAACCTATCAGCAGGAATCTTTCTGTTTGTCAGATATACTCTAGCAGGATGATTGTCAGACAAGGAAGATATTGCTGGCAGATTTATCTTAGTTGAGAATGTTGGCTTCTCACGGGCCATAGAAAAGTCAGGCTTTGCAACGTTACCAGACGATTCGTTCTTGTATCTTTCCAATTGATACTCACGATACAAAGATGGATCAATAATCTTGATGAAGTTGCCTAGAGACAGACTTGTTCCGCAATTATGGCAAATATAGAATATGTCCGACTTGCGGCGATAGAAATAGCCGCGAGCCTTGATTTTGTTCTTGCTGGAATCGCCACAGATTTTGCAGCGACAATTCCACAAGTATTCTGATTTTTGCTTGAAACGTTCCAGTTTTGGAGAAACTAAGGAAACGAACTTCTTGTCGATGAATAAAGACATAATGCCACCTAATGATACTTAGATGGCATTATAACAGATAGATTTAGAAAGTCAACGATTACTTCTTAGTCTTCTTAGATGGTTCTTCCATGCCGGTTACGGCTTTATTTTGAAGTCTCTTAGCCTTCTTATTCCATTTCTTCTGGCCGAGACGACTGATAATTCCGTCAGCAACTTTTTTAGCATTTCTAGCCATTTTAGCATCATTCGGATCATAATCTTCACGAACTTGCTGTAGTTTGCTGTAGAAGTTTTCTCTGATATCCATTGTAGTTGTCCTCAGTCAAACAGTTTGGTAATGTTGATTGCGTTGTTGGCTATCAAGAAAAGAAGGAATGTGATGATAGCAGCGATTCCGTATTTCCATGTTTCAATTTGACCAAGACGAGTTCCAAATCCTTCGTCTTTCTTAGTCAAGTCTTCTCTAATCTTCTTTAGTTCTTCAAGGATTTTATTTTCGGTATCTTCAATCTTGTCTGTCAATTCTTTGTTGACTGTATTGATTCTATTGTAAACGTCTTTTATGTTATTCTGCTGTTCCTGTCTACGCATTTCCAGTATACCCTGCACTTCATGAGTGATTCGTTCTTGTGTTTCAATCCTCTGCTCTTGCAAAGATACCATACGTGAAAGACTTGATGCAATCTCCTGCATCTTGTCAATCGTCGTGTCAAATTTATTCAACAATGCTGCCATTGTTGTAACGTCTTTTTTGAGTAGTTCTATCTCAATTCGGTTTTCTTGTTCTGTATCCACGACGATTGACCTTGTTCGTATATTTATTTCTTCTTGTTTGTTGGTGAAACTGTTGTCGCGGTAACCATAACCTGTGGCACTTGACCTTGCTTTTCCATCACACGACTACCAAACCAGAATGCGATGATTGTTGAAAACAGAGCCATAGTCTCTGCATCCCAAACGGCCTTCAACATTTCTGGTACAGATTGTCCTGTTGTCAACATGACATATGCTGCTGCCATTTTTACTGCTATGAATACAGTAAAGAATGTGTAAGTTATAACAGGGCGTACAGAAGCGCGGAGTGCGTTAATAAACTTTCCACCATCAATAGACTTATCATGATCAAGAGCAGATTGTCGAAGCTGACTGTCAGCCCTAACCATCTCAATATTGAAGTCGAGATTGGCCTGGCGTTCGGCTGCGTCCAGCTTAACCTTAGTGAGTTCAAGTTCATACTTTATCTCCTGCTTACGCTCAAATATTCTCACAATGGAAGGTAACAGACTTCCAATGATACCAAAGAGAGGTGATAACAATGCTAAAAACATATTTTACTTTCCTTCTTCCTTAGTTGTTGTGTTATTCTCTACAACTAACTTTTCAATTTTCTCTTGACCGCGCGTCCATGCGCTCACACCGATAATTGCGGCCATTGCAAGATGATAGAAGCCGCCATCTTTTAGAGTGATAGGATCCCAGTTATTGTCAAGTTTCAAATAATAACTCAGACCGAAATCAAAGAATGGAAAAATAATGAAATCAAACATACAGACAGCAAAATATTGCCAAGCAATTGCTGGTCGCCAGTATTGTTTGATCCACGATTCTTCTTTCATCCAAGTCTCGCAAACTGCCAGTGCATACCGTCGCAACGGCGCTCGTCTAGTGTATTATTGTTTCCGTTCCAATCACCGCCCCACACTGCACCAGTTCTCTTCCATGCATCTAGCACTTCTGGAAACTGAGCGAAGCGAGGTGTCTGGTCACCGAGTCCGTTGTTTGCTGGATCCAAGTCGATAGCACAGCCCCATGAGTGCATCGATAGACTTGTGCCGCCTCTCATCAAACGATAGTTATACACACCGCCAAAGATAGAGACGCCCCAATGGTCTAGTGTAGCCTGCTTACCGCCGGCGGCTTTGTGTAGATTGTTGAATGCTTCCTGAAAGCCAACAAGACAGTTCTTGTTTACCTTGAAGCGAGATACTGGCTTGCCAGCATATGTGATGCGAAATGGTGGAGTAAAATATACAAGATATTCTGATTCCCACTTCACAGATGGTTGAGTTACATTCTTACCGCGTGGATTTCCATAGAATGAATCACATTCGCGTTGTAATGGCCAAGTTGTCATACGTTTTTCCCATATCTTGCGAAACACAGTGCGCCTGTGTTTTCGTCTTCTATAATAATAGCACCCTTTTTATTCTTCTTTGCTTCCATACGGATGTGATGATATGTGTCATCTTCATCCAAGTATTTGCGCCAGTGTTTGCCCTTGCGCTTTGCTTCTCTGATTTGATTGAAAACTCTGGAAGGAACTATGTAAGTTTCAATACCCATGAACTTCTTGCCGCGTCGAGCCATTGGCATGAGTTGTGCTGGACGACCTGGTTCGCCTTGTGGACCGACACCGATTCCAGCAATATTGCCACCACCAGCAGCATTCACAGGAGCATCTTCATCTACATAAGAACCCATAGTCTTGCCTAGAGGAATAGGTTTCTCGTTTCTCTTTGCATCAATCTCTTGACCCATAGCAGAAAAAGGTGCTGACATTCCACCATCGCCAGATGTCCCTGCTCCGCCTAAATTCTCTTTAATCTTTTTTCTAACTAACTTCATTATTCTCTTGACAACCTCTTGACAAAGCATTATATTGGCTATGTCCGCTATGATATGAATACCTATATATCTCTTAGTCTCTTTCCAACAAACAAGTCAACTGAGATGTTTCTTGACCAAATGTCTTTACCTCTGACGCCTGTAATATAGTCTGGCATATAATCAAGAAACATCAAGAATGTTTTTAGTATCTGATAGTCTTGTTCATCTAGTTTAAAGAACAACATTCTAACAGCATTTCTAGTTCCAAAAACATTAGAGAGGATGATAATGTGATTTAGTATCAACCTCTCTTTTAGTTCTCCAGTTGTTTTATACCTCTTGATAAGTCTCTTT